CAGGCTCGGCAACGCTCACTTTCACGCCGAGCGCGACCGGACTGGTCGAACGAATATCAGGCAGTTCCAGCCTCACGCTGAGCCCATCTGGCACATTGTTGGGGAAGGGCGCGGTAACAGGTTCGAGTTCTCTCACCCTGCCGCCCTCGGCCACACTGCTCGGCACTGGCCAAGTCACCGGCTCGTCAACTCTAGTATTCACTCCGTCTGCGACGCTGCTGGGCAAGGGAGCGATCGCCGGCAGCTCCACGCTTGCTCTAACCGGTTCAGGGACGATCACCGGCAAGGGAGCATTGCTCGGCTCGACCTCACTCTCGTGGGCGCTGAGTGGAACTCTTTCGAGCCTTACCGGCACGAACAACATTCAAGGCAGCACATCGCTAAGCCTGATCATGAGCGGGGCACTGCGCGACCAAACATGGCCGTGGCATGTGGTGGCAGCGAATGCAGCAGCATGGACCAACGACAACGAAGCAACCACCAGCTGGTCCGAGCAGGCAAGAGCATCCGGTTCATGGACTGACACGCCAGAGGCTCCAGACGCCTGGACCGAACAACCCAGATCGGGAACGACCTGGACCTAGGAGGTAACATGCCCGTAAGCAGACTGCCCGGCCTGACCCATGCGGGCAAATCCTTCACGATGGCCAATGGCGAAACGGCGTACATTCTCGCTGTTACCCAAGCCGACGGCAGCGGCAACATCATCTCCGAGTCCGCGTTTCAGTTCGCTGGAGCAACCGGCGGCATAACCAACACATCGGACGTGGCAATTGCCGCAGCTGCCGGAGCAGGCATCAGGAACTACCTGCAAACGATCTGGTTCAAGAACACCGCAGCAACGGCAAGCGAGATCGTCATCAAGGACGGTTCAACAGTCATCTGGCGCGGTCATGTCGGCGCATCGATGACCGTTGGTGAGTTCGTGCGGTTCGATCCTCCATTGAGAGGAACCGCCAACACCGCGCTCAACGTCGCGCTGCTTACTACCGCAACCGCAACTATTGTGTCCGCGCAAGGATATACCGGAGCTTAAGCGGCGACCCGGCAACGGACCCGCGAGGAGTAATGTGATGGCCGCTCGAATGAGGAAAACGCACCAAGACGATGTGCGGGCCAAGATCAAAACCAGTCAGTTGATAAATCGCCTTGAAGATCATGCACTTGGCAACATCACTTTGGAAGCAACGCAGATCAAGGCCATCGAGGTTCTGGTACGCAAGACATTGCCTGACCTGAGTGCGGTGCAATTGCAGGGAGATGAAGACCACCCGCTCGTAACCGAAATCGTGCAGCGCATTGTCCGCAGTTGAGATCAACGTTCCGGCCGTCTTCGAGCCGCTACTGGCTCCGGCACCGTACAAGGGAGCGCATGGCGGCAGAGGCAGTGCGAAGTCATGGTTCTTTGCCGGCCAGCTGGTACTCGACAGCATCAAGCATCCGGGGCTCCGGTCGGTCTGCCTTCGCGAGGTACAGAAGGATCTCAAGGACTCGGCCAAGCTACTGATCGAGGATCTGATCCAGCGGTTGGGTGTCGGGCATCTGTTCGATGTGCAGAGGGATTTAATCGCAACGCCAGGTAGCGGACAGATCATCTTCCGCGGAATGCAGGACTATAACGCGGAAAGCATCAAGTCTCTGGAGGGTATCGACCGGGCATGGATCGAGGAAGCCCAAACATTATCGAAACGCTCGCTTGCGTTGCTTCGCCCGACCATTCGCAAGGACAATGCCGAAATTTGGGCCAGCTGGAACCCGAGAAAGAAGACCGACGCGATTGACGCCTTCTTGCGGCAGACTCCTCCTGATGGATCGACCGTCGTTCAAGCTAACTGGACAGACAACCCGTTCTTTCCTGCAAGGCTGGAAGCGGAAAGGCAGCATGACCTCCAGCATTATCCGGACCAGTACGCCCACATCTGGGAAGGCGATTACGTCAAGATATTCGAGGGAGCTTATTACGCCGCCGGCCTGACCGCAGCGAGGGCGAACGGAAGAATTACGGAACTCAACGCTGACCCGCTGATGACGCTCAGGGCTATATTCGACATCGGGGGGACAGGAGCAAAGGCCGATGCCGTTGCCATATGGATTGCCCAGTTCATCGGTCCCCGGATCATCGTGCTCGACTATTACGAGGCAGTCGGACAGCCTCTTGCCACGCACGTCAACTGGCTTCGGGACAATGGATACGCAAAAGCTCTGTGCGTTCTACCTCACGACGGGGCCAAGCACGACGCTGTTTTCGACGTTACTTACGAGAGCGAGCTCAAACGGGCAGGGTTCGAAGTCAAGGTAATCCCCAACCAGGGGCGCGGTGCGGCAATGCAGCGCATCGAGGCAGCGAGACGAAAGTTTCCCAACATCTGGTTCAACGAGCCCAAGTGCGGGCCGGGACTGGATGCTTTGGGAGCTTATCACGAGCGCAAGGATGAAGTCCGGGGCATTGGGCTGGGGCCTGAACATGACTGGTCGAGCCACGGCGCTGATGCCTTCGGGCTGATGTGCGTGTCTCACGAAGAGCCGACTGAACAAGGCTGGTCCGCACCGATCAAGACGCGGATCAGGGTCGTTTGATTTCCGGGGCGGGGAACCAAGGAAAGGAACCGAGTGATGAGTAAAGCAGGACCCAAGAGCGCGCTCAAAGGCGGCGCTGGCTCACATGGAGAAAGTGGGCCGACCACCAAGAAGCTCCAGTACAGCGTTCAGATCCACACCGACGAGAAAGGCCTCGAGGTATTGGAGCCGATCGATGCGGAGTCGGGCGATGAGGCTGCATCCAAGGCGCTGGCGAAATACAACTACAAGGGCGCCAGTGTTCGCGGCGTGACGCCTTATTCCGATCCCGATCCCAACAGCCTCGGCGGGGAACGTGAAGCAGCGGCGATGATCAAGAATGCCGAGAATGACGGCAACATCATCAACACGCTGGGCACGGAGGCCAATGCCGAGGCGACGAAGAAGCTCGCCAGGCAGGATATCAAGGAGCTGGGTGAGTAACGATGCCCAAGATGAGCGAGGCCGACCTCAAGGACCTTGTGGCCCGCCGCAGGGACGCCTCGCTCAAACACCTGACTGACACGCGCTCGGGCGATCGGAGGGAAGCGCAGCAATTCTACCGCGGGGATAACCTCAGCCTCTACGGTAATTCCGGTGATGGGCTGTCCACGGTCGTTTCCAGAGACGTGATGGAGGCTATCGAAAGCATTCTCCCCAGCCTGGTCAAGCCGTTCATCGCCGGTGACGAGATGGTTCGGTTTGAACCGACTGGTCCCGAGGATGAGGAGCCGGCCAAGCAGGCGACGGAATATATCAACTACCTGTTCCAGAACCACAATGACGCGGTTCGAGTGGTCTACGACTTCACCAAGGACGGACTACTCTATCGTCTGGGTGTGGCGAAGGTCGTTTACGAGACCGTTTCTGACGAGCAGTTGGAGACCTACACAGGATTGACGCCGGAAGATGTGCTCGCGCTGGAAGCAGATGACGAATACGAGATTGTGGGAGACGTAGTTCAGGCCGATGACGGCACACTTGAGGTCCGCTGCTCGCATACGGTCGAGCGGCCTATGTTCAAAGTCTACGTTGTGGCTCCGGACGAGTTCCTGTTCGAGAGCCGCCTAGCGTCACTGGAAGAAGGAAGGTTTTTCGCTCACCGCGCGACAAAACCAGTGGGCGACTGGATCGCGATGGGCCTGCCCAAAGCCAAGGTCAAAGCCCTGAAGTCAGGCGACAAGCATGACCAGGACGCCGACGACCGGTTCGAGTTTGAGGACCGCCGGGACGATGGCGACCAGGACGATGATCTGGCCCGGTTGGTCACGGTGGATGAATGCTATATCCGTTGTGACTATGAGGGCGTTGGGACTTTGGGCTGGCGCAAGGTATTCATCGGGGCGAACGGGAATGACATTGTTCTCAACGAGGAGGCCGACGATCATCCTTATTGTGCCTGGACCCCGATTCCGGTTCCTCACAAGCTGGTTGGTCTTTCGGTTTTCGATCTGGTCCGCGACCTCC